GCAGTATCTAAAGAAAAGAAAATTTCTGCAGATAAACCTTCGTTTGAAACTTTCAAACAGGAGAAGATAAAGCTGGGAACGTGGGTTGACAAACCTCAACGACCCAAGCTAACTCATGCGGAGTTTGAAGTGGTGAAGGCGACTAAGATTGCCAACGGTACTTGGCAGGAGCGTCCTAGGGCGGACCTCCCCAAGTTAGAAACTTATGACGACTTAAAAGCGGGAAAACAGATGCGCTCAAAATTTATTAAGCCTTCTGTATCCAAAAATCCTTCTCCCCCGCCAATGGATTATCTTCAAATGGAGCCAGTTCTCGGACCAAAAGCCAAGAACTGGCGCCATAAATCTTAACCCACGAGTTGACTTGCGATGCTTGGGTGGACTTGGTCACCCACATCATGAGTTTTTCAATCTCGTATAAAATTGATTTGCAAACATGCCACCTAAGCGTACTCGCAAGTCACGTCGTCCTCCCCCCCCTCCTCGTCGGCGGAAGGGCACTGTTAAACCAAAGTCCAAGGGACCCCGTAAAGCCAAGGGCTTTTCAGCGGTTAGATTGGGCCAGCGGTTGGGTAATGTCTTCTCTCCGGCCATAGGTCGTGTCGGAGCTGAAGCTGGTCGCCTTTTCAAACAGGTTACCGGTTTCGGTGACTACAAGGTCAACAAGAATACCCTTATGAACAGTGATCCTTTACCTACGTTCAAGAATCTTTCTAATGGCACTCGTGTCATTCATCGAGAGTATCTCTTTGATGTTATTACTGCAGAAACTAATGGTGCCTTCAAAATTCAGAAAATACCCATTCAACCTGCTCTTGGTACCTCTTTTCCTTGGCTTGCTGCCTCGGCTGAGAACTATCAGGAGTATAAGCTGAATGGGTGCATATTCGAGTTCAAATCAAACTCGTATAATGCTGTATCCTCAACAGATACGGCTTCTGGCACCGTCGTTATGTCTACTGACTATAACGCTCTCGACCCTCCTTTTCCAAATAAATTTCAAATGGAGCAGTCTCAATATACCTGCAGCGCCAAACCCTCAGTCAATCTTATGCACCCTATTGAATGTGCTAAGTTGGAAACCCCTACTTCCGTCCTATTCACCCGTCCTGGTCCAGTTACCAGCGGGGATTTGCGGTTGTATGATTGGGCTAACTTTTACATTGCCACCGTTGGCATGCAAGGTTCGTCCACCAACATCGGCGAGTTATGGATTACATATGACATAACTCTCCTTAAACCCAAATTGGGTTCTACTGTCGATGTTTATGATCATTGGGTTTTGCCTGTTCTTTCAGATAATCCTATTCAGCCTGGAGGAACTAGTTATTTTGGTTCAATTTCCACGCCTCCAGCGTTAACTTTGGATTCTGATATGGGCACAACTTTGTCCGTAGTTTCCCCTTCTGTCAATGGCCTTAACTCAATAAATTGGCCATCGGGTTATACGGGCAATGTTGCCGTAATATATATTGCCGGTCTTGCTACGCCCTCTCAAGCTAGCTTGGCGACAATGTATACTGTTGTTGGTTCACCTGGCGTTACTCCAATCTTAGCTGTCGGGCTGACTCGCCCGACTAATTGGTATACTAACCAGATTAACACTTTGGTCTATAATGCCACAGGTGGGGTAACTTACCTTGGCTTTTTCTCCATTGTTGATGGCGGTTCTTTAACTTTCTTTGGCGGGACTACTGGTCCTGATCCATTAACTTCTGGCGATTTATTTATCGTTGCACTGCCTAGCAACTTTAATACGTTGGGATTACCACCAGTCGTCACTAGCATTTTACCTGCCCTCGATCTCAAGACTTCACCTCCGGAGTCTAAATCTCGACCCAGGGGCATCATTAAGAGAGAGACTCGATCTTCAACTCCTGAAGATCTTGAACTAATTCCTTTACCCGACATTGAGGATACCCGGTATACTTATCGGCCATCCCCTAAAATCATCCCTGTCAAGTCTACATCTCGTACTTGATATGCTGATCCATGGAACTTTCATGGGTCTATTCGGCGCGATTTATCCCCCTATAGGCCTTCATATTTAGTTTCCTCGTCCTCTTCCACCAGTCTTCCGACATTCTTTTCGGAATTCTCTTAGGATTTTCAAGTTGGATTTTTCATTTCTGACTTGAAGTTTCCTTCCGTGGCTCTTGTGGACTCTCTATTGTCG